TTAGTTTCGTTGTTCATAATAATTAGCCTCCGTAATAATTATTATTGATTAGCCGCCCGTTGAGGGGGTAAATGTGTTGGTCGAGGGGTTGAAAGTACCAGGTACTCTATTACCCAGATTGTAGATCGAGAACGGGATCTGTACGCCGCTCGTATCACCACCGATAGACTTAGGGATAAGTGCAACGTCCTCACGATATGCCCAGATTACAGTACCGGACGAATCGAACAGTACATCTATTTTTGTAGTCTTGCAAGCTGCACCCGTCTTACGCTCATTAGCTATCTCTGCAAGAGCCTCCCAAAGATCACTGCCCTCAGATGCATAATAAGGATCAACATCGGACTGCACATCATAGCCCTTGTGGTCTATGGTCTGTTCGCCCTTAATATTTTTCTTTACTTCAACATCGGGGTTCAGTTCCTCGTTGTACTCTTCCAGATCGTCACCGAGTCGTACATAAGCGGGGGAATTGCTGTTGAAAGTCTCATCGACATAGTGCGCAAGGTATTTACGCTCTATCTTTTCTGCCATGATTACCACTCCTTTATACAATCACATGATCTGCGAATGCCGTATTATCATCAATCAGTATTTCGCCATTCAAGGCATATACCGTATTGATCGGTTTAAATGTTTTGGTGCTAATATCAAAAACACCTTTGACACGATTACCTCTGCTATAGATACCAAACGGAATCTGTACGCCGCTTGTATCGCCTCCAACAGAATCGGGTATAACTGTAACATCTTCTCGATATGCCCATACTACAGACATTTCCTCAGTTAAGAGCACATCAATCTTTGTGGTGTTACAGGCTTCACCTTTTTTTCTGCCGTTGGCTATGGCTGAGAGGTTGACAAAGAGCAGGCTACCGTATTCTGCATAATACGGGTCAACATCACCCTCTGTATCGTATCCTGTGTGCTTGATATTCTGTTCACCTAAGATATTTGTTTCGACTTCAACCTCTGCGTTAAGCTCGTCCTCGTATTCCTCAAGGTCATCACCGAGCCACACATACTGTTTACTGCCGAAAGACTCATCGATATAGTGCGCAAGATACTTGCGCTCTATTTTCTGACTATACATCATTGGTGCAGTACCTCGCTTTTACCCGCCCGTATCGTACTCATACTTGTATCTGACAAGTATTGATACAAGCCAATCCTCAACGCCGTCCTGGTAGGCTGCATTAAGGTGAGCAGGTGTACTCCGAGCGATTGATTTTATTTCCCTGCCCTCATCAAGTTCCGGGTATTCGTGTAGCTGTACCGTTTCGCCGCTTACCACGATTGGCTGACGCTCAAGCCATTTACCGAGAGCGTCAAGGAACTCTTTGATAGCAAGTTTTTGTGTTTCGGTCTTAGCCGCTGCCCTGTAGATAATGTTAAACGGATAGGCGCATTGCAGTATCACATGACCTGTGATACTCTCTTTTCGTGAAAGAATTGCCGCACCGCTTATCGGAAAGAATCCTAAGCCCGATTTATCGTCAAGTGTAGAAAACTTGATCGTTTTACCGTTGAGAGCCGGGAACTCATTCAGCAGTGTCATTAATGCTGTACTGAGTATCTCTGAGCCGTTCACGTCTATTGGTCTTTGTGCCACATTATGCACCACCCTTTATTATCCTGTCGCACTCAGCAACCCACATCGGGAGATCTTTATCTTTAGCAGGCTGAAACCACTCTGCTTGTGCATTAGGCTGAGAGTAGGTCAAGCGCCGCTCTGTTGGTACAAGAGTTGCACCTTTGCGAAAACGTAAGCCTACTTCTACGCCGTTTCTATCGTGTATCAGCGCGGGACCTTTGCCCGTTACAGAGTCAACCATTACTCTGCCGCCGTACTGGTATCTGCCGTAAGGTCCTGGGAATACAACTTTACGTCCTCCGTCATCGACATAAGAACGCTGTTGCAAACTGCCTGTCAGCAGTGGCATAAATACCTTACTGCTTGCAAGCACCATTTCTCCGAGCCGCTGTTGTGCTCTCTCAAATCGGGGAGGATACGCAGATAAATCTATGTTGATCTCAACTTGTACCATACCCTTGACAAAAGCCGTCTTACCCGAAATAACCCAGTTAGGCATTTACTTCACCCCTATCTCAAAGTGAGGAATAAGGCTGTAGAAAACTGCTGATACTATCTGATACACGCTATCATATCTGCTATTCATTTCATCATAAAAGCCTGCATCATAATCATCATCGTTCACAGGCTCTGTACTCTCGTACTCACCCATCATAATGAAATCTGTCTGAGGCTGAAATGTAATAGCGTCTATGCCGCTTGCAAGAATGTTATACGCTTTAGGTGATACATAGGGCTTTAGCGAATGGTCAGCGTTAATGACCTTGCTTGTACTTGTCTGAATAAGTATCGTACCGCTATCAGCCTTAGTTGTGCCGTTTAGGGCTGTAGCATTTGAGCCGCTGATTATTCCTACCGCGTCAACACCCCTGATAATATGCGGATACCACATACCATGATTAAGGTTGAACAGCGTAATTGTATCACTGAACACTATGTATCCACCCCCGCATATAACAGATTAACTCCGTTAGCATCGGGGACATTTGCAAGGTACATTTCCGCAACATATCTTGTGTAGCTGTCCTGCGCACCTGCACTACTTGCAGCCGCTGAATACACTGAGGCTGTACCGCCCGTTGCATAGGATATAGATTCCTTGCCGCTGCTTACTGAGGCGATTGCCCCCGTTAGCTTGCCGTCAGCGTTAATACTTGCCGCGCCTGCTCTGCGCTGTGCATCAATAAAATAGAGAGCGTCAGCAACTGCGCATACAGCCTTTTTTACTTTAACTACGTCAGCCTCTACCGTAGGAAACGCCGTCTCAAGTCTATGAAACGTGATAGTGTCAACGTAATCTGAGGCTCTATCGAGCCATTTGTTAGCGTTATTATCGGTCAGAGTATCACCGTAGTATGTTTCAGTATAAAAACTGTAATCTGCGTACATTGCCGCCGCCCTCCTTTATCACTTTGATTTGCCCTTAGTAGGCTTTGTGGGCTTTTCTTCCGCTGTTTCAGCAGGCTTGTCCTCTACTGTTGCATCGGTTTTTTCTTCCGCTGTTTCAGCAGGCTTGTCCTCTGCCTTAACGGGAGTATAAGGTACATATATATCGCTATAAGCTGTCATTATCTCGATAGTATCTTTACTCGTTACAGTAAGGATATTGCCCGTTCTAACGTTCTTGAGTACCAACTTAGCCGCCTCCTTTACTTAGCTGTCTGATCTTCGATCTTTTCTTCCATAGTGAGTAAAACGGTTCGGGTATCAGGCTTTACAGGGGGCGTATATGATACCTGTCGGGCTGCTTGAGCATTTCTGCCTCCACAAGCGGGTCTGTTACCGAAATAACGTTATTAGTCAAAAGGTCGAGAAATAACATTGAAACCCCTCCCTTTTATCAGGTAGGTTCAGTGAAATCAGCCTTGAAAATGAGGTCGGGTGCAACCGCCTTAGTGCCGTAGTTATAGAACAGCTCTACCGCAACAGCGTCAGACAGAGGCACTTTCTCAGCGGTGTACTGCTTCATCATAACAGGCTGTGCTACTGCGCCCTTAACCATCAGCAGGATAGAACAGCCAACAGGCAGACGTGTGCAAGAGTCAGTCTCAACACCATGCCAGGTGTAGAACTCTTCTGTCGCAGTATCAACATTACTGCGCTGCTGCTTGTCGAGATTGTTTCTTACCTTGCCGTAGTATTCGGTGCTGAGTACAAGAGACATCATATCACGGGGAATACCATCAACAAAAGAGTTGTGAGTGTTTTCACATTCCTGGATAATCTTTTCAAGAATATCCTCGATAGCAGTAATGCCGTACACATTTACCGCTGTCGCATTGGTGTTAGCCTCAGTAAAGAATGCTCTGTCAAGTGCAGTCGCAACAGTCAGAACATGATTGTTAGCACGTCTGTTGAGAACATCGTCAACAGAGTAAAGTCTTACGTCCTTGCTTTCCAGCTCCTCAACGATCTCCTTATCCTGATCGATAGCAACAGTAACGGGCTTTGCCTTTACAGCGTCACCCTTACCCGCAGCTCTTGCAGTACCATAAGATGCAGAGGTAGCATTCACGAAACGTCTGCACTCAACCGTACCGGAAACAGGGTCGCCGCTCAGATCCTGGTTCTTGAGCTTGTAAGAAAGTGTAGCTTTCTGGATATTCTCGATAACAACGCCGCTCAGTTCGGCAAGGTAGTCATGCGCTACGGGATTGCTGTTATCGATGAGAATGTTTAAAGATTCGATTTTCGACATAAAATCATTCCTTTCAGTTGATTATTACCAAACTTTAGGAATTTCCCTCTTTGTTTCGCCCTGCGGTTTCTGCTGACCGAGAGGCGCTACGAATGCAGGGGCATCGCCCTCAAGTTTGGACTGTTTTTCGGCTGCCGCCTTTTCGTCTGCTGTCTGATACAGCGTTGTGTCCTTAGCCTTAGCGGCTTTCATAAAATCGTCAAAGCCAAAGAAAGAGTTATCTTTCCAAGTCAAGCCGCTATCGGCTGACATAAGCTCCGACTCAAGAGCCGCCCTCGCATAAGGGGAGGTCACACCGTATTCATCGAGCTTTTTTGAGATCCAATCGCGCTGATCGCGGGCTGTGATCTGAGCCTTATAATTAGTTTCAGCGTCCTCAGCCTGTTTCTTGTACTTCTGGATCTCTGCTTGCATAGATTCGGGAGTAAGATCACCGAACTTGCCGAGCGTGTCATTTGCCGCATTGAGCTGAGTGCTGAGGTTATCACGCTCCGCTGTAATATCGCCATTACTCTTTGTGAGATCGGCTATCTGCTGCTGTAAAGGTGTTATGTCTTTACCGTGCAGTGCGAAAACGCTCTTTACCTGCTCATCTGTCAAACCCAGTGCTGTTAATTCTTCCGTTTTCATAACGAAATACCTCCTTAATATCATTAGGCTTTTTAGGACGTTGCCGTGTCCGATATTTGCTATGATAAGGCACATAGCCGCCAATGATGGACCATAGAGGATTTGAACCTCTGACCCACGGATTAAAAATCCGCTGCTCTACCTACTGAGCTAATAGTCCTTAGCACCTACTCAGACGCTCTGTACGCCCTTTCGGTGTTGGTGGGTGTAATATCATGCCTTATGCCCTTAACCCTTGTCTGAGGGCTTGCTATTGCGCATCAGGCGTGAATATTTCGCATTCTCTAATCTGTCATATTGCTTTTTCAGATTATTCGCTTTGCAAAAATCGTTATATGCTTTCATGTGCTTTTTCAAGAGCGCTACTGACTTATCATAATCGGCTTGATACTTGTCCTTTTCTGAGGCAGGACAGTTTTTGAGAGCTGTTTCCCTGCCTACCACGTCTGCCTTATCGTGTCTGATCTTACGCTCTAAAGCTCTTTGTTTCTGAGAGAGGTCATAGGCTTTTTTATTTTCCTCTGAGTCGAAATGCTCATAGGGGTTAAAGCCCAGAGTACCGGGACCGAAACTGTGCCTGCAATTCCAGCCACATAAGCCCTCGCCACTGCCGTATCCGCACACATCGAAATTTGGTAAGCCTGCTGTCTTGCCCGTGCGGGAATATAACTTAGCTTGCCACCAAAAGTGATTGCCGGGGTTATGTCCTCCGTCACCGTATCGAGCGCCTAAATGCCCTGATACCTGGATAATATCATAATCGTTATCGATCATACCCTGCAAAGAGATATTGCCGCAAGCCTGAGCTGTGCCTGTCCTCACAGCTCTAAGCGTTGCAACCTCTATCGTATCTTTGTGATAGACATATTGACCGTTTGGTGCATCTCCATAGGTTACTACGAGTTGAGTTGTACACAACTCATTGACCGCCTGCCGCACCGCCTCTTGATATGATGTTGCACCTGTTACAGTTTTCATGTGTGCCTCATCAAGCAAGCGTATAAACCTCTGTTGAGAGGAATGTGCTGTTGTTCGCGTGAAATTGTGGAAAGTGCCATAAGTGCGCTGCATAGTATCTTGCATTATCTGCACCATACGCGGCAGCTCATTGATCGGTAAAGTCTTTTTACCGTTCGCCTCATAGATCTTACGGTCAGCATTCCAAGCTGTGATACCCGCGTCCTCAAAGATAGCCGCTATTTCTCTATCGGCTTTGCCTGTCCACATTGCTAACTTCTTCTGCACCGCTTCATAGTGAGCATTCGTTTCACGCAGTAATTCTATTTGCCATATATCTGTCTGAGAGAGCTTAAAAGGATCATTGTGCTTTATTCGTGCCATGAGCCGCTTTATAATGTCTTTCGTGATAAAATCGTTCAGATCATCAATAAAGGGCTGCATTGTTTCAATAAGCCTGTCAATTTCCTCCGGGGTCAGCATTAGTCCTCACCGCCTCCGCTTGATAGCTGTTGCTGAAATAGCTGTAATTCCATATCAGCCATTTGCGCCTCTGCTATCATAGCCTTAGCCTCTTCCTCTGTCATTTTTTCAAATTTAACAAAATAGAGCCATTTAGGAATCCAGCCCTGCATAGCATACAGCCTCCAATTGGCTTTGTCCTCTTCATAGCTGTATGTTATATCACCGAATGCGAAAGTCAACTCATACTCACCGAGCGGACACAGGTTCATTAGTGTAGCTATCTTGTCAGCGCCCTCAATAGCCTGTTCAAGCGCTGCCTGTAGTGCATCTCGATCATCCTTGATAGTCTGGATAGTGTCCCTATCATCGCTCTCTATCTGTGTTGCTGTTACCATACCACGCTGACCGTCTAAGACGAATACGCCCTCAGAAAATCCGCACTTGACACCTGCCATTGACAGATTGAAGTTAATATCCCTCAAGCGCTGTTCGGTCAAGAGTGTTGCAACGTGTTCCTTGATAGAGCTGTTACCACTATCCTCGATACCAATTCCAAGCTGCTGAACAAATCGGGGGAGTTTGAAATTTCGGTTATCCGCACTGCGCTTTATCGTCTGACCGATAAACGTCATGTGCCTGCTGTCCTCGATCTCATCATCTTTTCGGGAGATACCTACGTCAATAGCTTTCAGCTCTGTGATAGCATTTGCAAATATTGACATTCCGAGAGGTGAGGTATCATCAATAGTGTTGCTGCCTGGTATGCGATAGTACGCAAATAGTGGCTTAGTCAGTCCTCTGATATATGTTTCGGGCTGTAAGTGCCGCCATATCTTGACCTCTGACAATGGTATGGGTGTACCAAGTGTTGCGTTACCGCCTATATCTGTGCCGTTACGGTAGGCTTTATTGGATACCTGGTACAGCGATTCACCCTCAACATCAACAAACCTGTGATACTCAAGGCGGGTATAAGTGTTATTGCCCTCAACCGCCTGTACTGCGAATATTGCACCCGTGATCTCTTTGTTACCATCAACCTCAGTGACACCAAAGTTACCGGGGAGAACAAAGTCCCAGCTTTCACCGTTCCAACGTATCATCATACCGCCGAGCCTGTCAGCCTCGCATATCTTTTCAGGCAGGCGCTTGATAAGATCGTCAACTATAGTCTGCAAGTATTCTGACCTTGCCGAATTACCGCTAACATTTATGCCTATATCAAGAGTTGTCAGCTTTGCACGAGTATCAGCTATAAATTTAGCCATATTGACGGTTTTAATGCCGTCCTCGCTGCTTACCCAGGGGGCTTTACCCTTAGAGATATTATCCCATGCGGTAAGCGCATTTTGCATTTGTGCTGATGATATGAGCTTTACATTAAATTCGCGCCCTATATCAGATGTTGTTGCACCAAACAAACTGCTCAACCTCCCTAACAGGCGCGTAAATATACTCATATCATCACCGCCTTATATTTCAAACATCAATTCGTCTCTTAGTATCGTGTAACAAAAATACCTCAGTTCGTCCATAGCGTGATCATTTTCCTTGATAACTGCATCCACGCTTGTATCTTCTTTCCATGAGTAGCTGTCAAACTCTCTGAATGTAGATTTACAGCTATCGTGGAATTTGAGTACCCCTGCATTGAGATACTTTGTAACTGTCTGTATGCCATTAAGCACGTCATTGATAGCTTTTCTCACGTCATACTCACTGTATTTGAGTATCGTTTCAACCATAGCCGCCGCTGAGGGATCTATGATAATGCACTCTATCGGATAGTCACCAATGAGCTTTTTCAGCATTTTATAATACTGTTCATTATCAACTCTCTTAGCGCTGCCGCCCTTGTAATACAGCTCTTTGATTTTAGTTGCTGTACGGGCTGTCGGATCGTAGTCATAAAGTCCTGCCGCAAAGGGGTTTACTGTACCGTAGTCAACCGCCACAAAGTACCTGTGCCGCACATTGTAGGCAGGCATAGCAGTGATAACGTGCTTTTCCTTGTCGAACATCGGGTATACAAGACCCTCAGCTCTTACCCAAAGACCAAGTATGTAACGGCGATAGAACACGCCTGTATACATATTCTCATATCGGTTTTTGATCTCAGCCGATAAGCTGGGGTTATCGTCCATCGTGAAATGGAGATACAGAGCGTTCTTCTTCGTTCTCTGCCGGATCCACTCCAAGTAGAACCAGTGAGAGGGGTTCTCAGGGTTGCAGTTGAACCAGAACTTAGAGCCCTCTACCGAACAACGCGCCATAGCCTGCTCAACGAAGGAGCGGGGCATGAGGGCGACTTCGTCAAAGAATACGCCTGCAAGTGTCATACCCTGTATCAGTGAGTAACTTGATTCGTCCTTACCGCCGAAGAGGTAGTAAGTGTTTGTCTTGCCTGCCGCTGAAACGATTATCAGGTTCTCAGACCTACGCTCGGTTATCGTGTAAATGCCCTCTAGCCATTGTGTGAGGTGCGAGATAACGTTACGTCTGAGAGCTTCTATTGTCTTTCCGCAGATAGCGAAAAACTGATTGTTATATCTTGTCATGCCCCAATTGATGAAGCCTATGGACATTGATAGGGTCTTGCCTGATCTGATAGACCCGTCACAGATAATTGCGTCATGGTCTTTTAGATTCGGGCGATTCCACCACGTCAACGTTATCATCTGACGTTTCCCGAATTTCTGGAATGTCATCTACGTCAACCTCCTGTGAGCTGCTTGCCTCTATCATCTCAAACAAGTTATTATCCTTATCGTCTCCCTTTGCTGTACCAAGCTCACCGATAGAGTCAAGGTATAAAGCTATTGCCTGAGTATTGCCCGTCTGTGCAGTCTTAACGAGTGCATCAGCTATCTGGAACTTCTGTGTCAGTTCCTCATCAGGTACACCTAAGTTCTTCAAGCGCTTACGTATTCGCGCATCTTTGATAGGCAAGCCTGAGTATAGCAGCAGCAGGTCTGCCATAGCTTGGCGCTTCTTGCGTGCTTCATGTGAAGCCTTGCCGCCTGCTGACTGTATAGCACGAGCTTCCTCAACAGGGATTTCGTTGAAGAGCCTTAGGTTCTTATTCTGTGGTCTGTACTTCTTCTCTTTTTCGTCAGCCATGCTATACACCTCCTTGCTTTAGCGTTATGCTGATACTGGGGGCTTGCTGCCGTGTGTCTGAAAAACGACTATTCCCGCAGTCGGTAGGAATGAGCCCTCGATTAAGGCTTGACCGCCGTAGCTTCTCATCGTGTCCGAGCTTGAATAGCCGTTTATCGTTGTTAGTTCTGTCGGTGTATCACTTGTTGTTGGTTCCGAGTACACCGCGCTGTGCTCTGTCAGTTACGCGCTTGTTCATCCACATGAGCGCTTCTTCGATGTGAGTAAGAGCACAAGCATTTTCACGGCAGGCGAACTCGCCGCTCTGGAAACCTTTGAGCCTATCGCGGACGATCTCAAGCAGGTCAGTATCGAGTACACCGGGAGTGCTGTTAGGCTCATTACGCGGACCGTGCTGAAAAGCTATCTCAACGGGTATTACCACATCAGGTTCGTTCGTAGGCAGTATCACAAGATACTCGTGATTTGCATTTCCTACGCCTGGCTCATCGACTGCATACACCTCGTTGAGGTTGTTTTCTGTCTGAATGCGTATCAGCTTTCTGTTTTCCATCGTTAGCCCTCCGTTAGTGTCGTTGTTGTTTTGAACACCCTGCTCAGAATCGAACTGAGCTGCACATGATGTGCTGCTGTCCTGCTAGGCGATATGCACCCGCTGCCGCTGCTGAATACAGCGGGTGCAGAAGGTAGAAAGGAGAATTAAATGCCAGAACAGCAGTAAATGGTCAAAACCTGCTGCCCGAGCCCCATGAGAATGAAACACAAGTCGTAGTACAATGGCGGCATTGTCCGGCAACATCAAGCCGGAGGCATACTCGATGCGCCTACCGCCTGTTGTATCTACTCATGTATAATATACACCAGATATTGTGGTTTGTCAAGAGGCAAAGCACAACATCTTGTGGTTAAAAACAAAATAGCCAAAAATAACCACAAGATGTTGTGCGTTTTGTATTAATTATCTCTGCTTTGCAGCTCTCAGACGTACCCTCAGGGCGTTCAAAAGTCCTTCCTGTGTTAAGTCTTTCGCGTGGAGAGCTGTTATAACATCCTCATCAGCTCCGCCCTTGACGATCAGGTGATGCACGATAACCGGGTGTGTCTGACCCTGCCTGTGCAGTCTCTTGTTCGTCTGTTGATACAGCTCCAAGCTCCATGTCAGACCGAACCAGATGATGTGATGCCCTCCGCGCTGCAGGTTCAGACCGTAGCCGCATGATGCAGGCTGCACGAGCATGAGATCTATCTTGCCGTCGTTCCAGTCCTGCTTCTGCTGCTCTCCCTCGTACACGGCTACATGCTTACCGGTTTTTGAGAGCGCCTGCATGAGCCTGTCCTTGTCGTGCTTGAAGTTATAGCAGATTATCGCGTGTTCGTCTCCGAGCTGCTCAACGGTCTCCAGGAGTGCATCAAGCTTGCAGGACTGCAGTTCTATCACCTTGCCGTCCTCGTCATACACTGCACCGTTGCACAGCTGCAGGAGCTTGTTGGTGAGCACAGCAGCAGTACCCGCCGTGATCGTGCTCTCGTCAACCTCGATGAGCATATCATGTTCTAGCTTCTTGTATGCTGCCGCAGCAGGCTTGTCAAGCATAACAGGTATGTCGTTGTACATCAGCTCAGGGAGTGACAGATAGTCAGCTGACCTCATGGATATGCAGATATCAGATATCCGCTTGTAGATCTCTTTGTCCGCTCCGTCCCTCAGAGCGTAGCTGTAAATTATCTGACCATTTCGCTTGTCGGGCGTGAAGTACGCATCACGGTAAGCGGTTATTGTTCTGCCGAGCCTTTGCCCTCCGTCCAGTAAGTACACCTGAGCCCATAAGTCCATGAGGGACTTTGGAGAGGGCGTACCGGTCAACAGCACCATGCGATTGATACGGCTGCGGACTAGCTTCAATGCTTTGAACCGCTTAGCCTGATGATTCTTGAAGCTTGACGATTCGTCAAGAACCACCATGTCAAACGGCCACTTGTGTTTATAATACTCGACAAGCCATTGGGTGTTCTCGCGGTTTATCAGGTATATATCTGCGGGCGTATTGAGTGCTGCTATGCGCTCAGCCTGAGTGCCCATGACAAAGGAAAAGCGAAGTTCAGAAAACTCTAACCACTGTGCCCCTTCTGTGTGCCATGTGGATTCTGCTACTTTCTTCGGAGCTATAATCAAACACTTGACAATTTGCAAGTAATGATACTTCAACCGCTTCACTGCATCGAGTGTTATAGCAGTCTTGCCCAGACCCATTTCGAGGAACAAACCGATGTTCGGTGTGTCGATTATCCGATCGCGACAGTACGCCTGATAGTTATGCGGAATAAACTTCTTAGCTGCGCTCACAGTCCTCGCACACCTCCCTCACGAATCTCATAGCCTGCTCCATGCCAATGACCACTCGCACCTCAGCATTGTTCATGCGAAGCATCTTGTGGATATACTTCTGTCGTTCTGACACGACACCGCCGTCTCGTTTCAACTCAACAAAGATCACTCTGCCGTTGGGCATTATCACAATGCGGTCAGGCACTCCACTCATGGACGGGCTCACGAATTTGAAGAATATTGCTCCATGCTCTTTCAGCTTCTGCCGCATCTTGTTCTCGATTTCCGATTCAATCACATTCATCAACTCAACCTCCAATATCCTCTCTCAAATCGGGGTAACAACATTCGCGCGTGTGCGCGTATATACCCGCAAATATATGCGTTTATGACGTATACGCGCCCATACATATATACTTTCTAGTCTATTAGGTATTTTAATGTTTCTTTGTTACCTTTATATATGAAACATAGTAAAATAGGGCATTTCAGGGGTAACAAAAAAGGTAACATTAGGGGTAACATTTATTTTTCATGGGGTAACAGAAAATAGGGGTTTCAGCAGAATGTTACCGCTCTTTGTTACCCCTATTCTGCATCACTAAGCTAGCGCTTGCAGCATGGAGTGTCACTGTGCAGCACTCACTTTCATGTGACAACGCTGCTGACCATA